TCTATTATCATTTCACAATAATGTATCGCTTTTAGTATGTCTTCCTTCTTACCTTTCTTAGCGTGACGACAAATGTATTTAATAACATTGCCTTCTGCAAACGGTAATTCATTTTTGTTTATAAACTGAGACGGTTGTATTTTTAAATCTCTATAGTGTTCACTGCCCTTGTCCCATAGTTCATTGTTTTCTGTATTGTCTGTCATAATTGATAGTACCTTTCTGTTTGTGGTTGCATAATATGTAAATTCTTTTTTGCTCTTGTTACACCAACATAGAACACTCTGTGCTCTGTTGATGGATCTCTTTCATATTCTTTGTTAGCGGCATAGGATATATCTGGCACTAGTAAAACGTTTTCACACTCACCACCTTTCATAGAATGTATCGTGCTTAATTTTATTCTAGGCTTTTTTACATTGTCTCCTCTCTTCAATGCATTCAAAACATAGTTCTGCATATCTAATCCAATCTTGCCTAACACTTGATGCCATCTAAATTCTTTACCCATTTGTAATCCTACTTGTTCTTCTAATATATTTATATTTAACATTTGATCCATATCAAACTGTCTAAATGCTTTTGATGTAGGGCCACAACCTTTTTTAAATCCTTCTCCTACTGTCATATACGAATACAAGTTTCGTACACTAGTAATCGTTGCCTCTTTGCCTTTACACAAATCTTCCCACGTTAAAATAGCTTCGTACATTTTTTTAGGAATACTAGGATGGTCGTGTCTGCTATAAATCCAACCTTCTTGTTTTAAACTTGCAGCGTATCGATCTAAAATTCTATTTGTCCTGGCTAACACTACCCACTCCCCCTTATCTATTGGAACCTCATCTAAATTATAATGATACGATACCGATCCTTCTTCATCTCTAGGTTGCCATTCTTTTAATGCTCGTCCATCTATCCTTGTTACAATCTGTTGTGCTAAACTCCAAACTTCTTTTGGTACACGATAACTTTGTGTTAAAACTTCTTTCTCCTCTGTAGCTTTTAAAAAACTTTTCACATCTGCTCCCTGAAAACCCATAATCGCCTGATCATCATCACCTGTAAAAATTTGTATCTTTGGATTTTGTCTAAGTACATCTACCATCTTCCATTGCAAAGTAGATAGATCTTGAGCTTCATCAACAAACAATGCATCTATGTCCGGGCACTCACCTTTTTCTATAAAGTTAGAAATCATATCTGTAAAATCTATCTTACCTTTTTTCTTTTTGTAGTCTTCATAAGTTTCTATCAATCGTAACAACTCACCGTAATCTAAATCATAGTTACCCTCTTGCTGAAATACTTCTTCTAACGATGTTGTTTTACTTCTATACAAATGATACATATTTAAATATGCATCGCCTTTTTTATACCCCACCATATCAAAATCATTTTCTGCATCTTTTGATTGTGTTGTAAAATCTAATCCTACTGCCTCTGCTATCTTTTTAAAATCTGATCCTCGCATAACATCATCGACATTGTATCCTAGTGTATGAAATGCCATCGAATGCAAAGTTTGAAAGTATGGTAAATCTTTGTCCACTATCCCCCAATCACTGCACACACGATCTTTACTTTCTGTTGCAGCTTTCTTAGTAAAAGAAACATTGGCAATCTTTGAAGGCTCAATACCTTTTTCAATAAACTCCTTTACCATCTGCGAGTTTGTATGTGTCTTACCACATCCGGGCGGTCCTAAAATTGTTTTCTTCAAAACGGTGGCTCCTCATCATCTATAGTTACTTTAGGAAACTCTACATCTCCTTTTTTTATTTCTGGTATAAACCAAACACGAACAGTCTGCCATTTATTCTTGTTATCTTTAAATCTGTATTGCTTATCTGCCTCTCCACCATTGTTCATTTCTTTTAGTCTCTCTGTTATCTGACCTCTGGTGTATGTAGTAAAGTTATGTCTTTTTAAAAACTCCTGCAAAGAACTCAACTTAAAATGTGTGTAATTATCTTCTGTCCAGGGTTTACCTGTCATTAATTCTTCTGGACTTCTTGCTTGTAATCTTGCCGTACAAAACATCTCTAACAGTTCTTGAAACTGACCTTTGGTTGTTAACTCTTCTGGTACAGATATTCTTGTTGCCGTGTTCAACAATGTGTCAACCATCTCTCTCCAATCTGACTCTTTTAATCTTGCAGGCATCTTATACATTTGCTCCATACAAGCTCGTTGAAAGTCTACCTGCATTTGTAATTGTTTTGTAGACAGTTCTAATCTGTGTCCATCTACATCAACAAACCACACAGGTGGCTCAGACTCTACAACAGTAAGACCTCCGATAGTAGGCATAGATAAATTAGTACCCACACCAAACTTCATAGTTTTACATAATGATTTATTGCAATGACTTTTTAGTGGCTCTTGTTTACATGCATAAAAATATTCTTTTTTCTCTAACTGATTTTGTATTGTTACAATCTCTTTTGCAGGCAACGGTGGATTACAATAATCATTGTTATGTTTTTCAAGTAAATCTTTCCAATTTTCTGGAGAAGACATTTTATAATACAAACCTATGTTTAACATTGTATTATTTCTACCCCCTTCTGGTATACCAAACTCTGTCAACTGCCGAAGACAAGGTGGTCCTGAAGGTAGTATATCACTGTTTGTTCCTATCACAATCTCTCTTAGTTTCTTTAAACTAATTCTATTCTTTTCTGCCTTCTTAATAAAATTTTCTAATGTAATGTCGTGTCCTGATTTTGTAATTGCATATCGCATTGTGTATTTGTAATTAAAATACGGCAGGTTAATAAAGTTTCCTACATCTCCTCTTTCTACAATAACCTCTTCTTGCTTTGGAAATATTTCACAGTTGCCATACCCTAATGCCGATGCAAACTCTGCTAATCTATCTCGTATCTCTGTTGCCGATATAGGTTCACTTAAAAATATATACAGATGTGCGCCACCACTTTTTGATCTGCACAAAGTAAGTGGTAGTTTTAAACTGTTTATTTTTTTTGCTAATTTTTTTAAATCTAAATTGTATTCGTCAATGTCTAATGCACCAAAGCGACATTGATTATTTTCATCGATAGGTATACTGCCGATACCTTTATTTCCTTCTAAATGTTGTTGTACTAAATCCAAAGACAACGGCTCACGGACAATGTAACTCTTTGACATTTGTTTGCCGTGTTTCTTGGAGTCAATAATTTCTGTCTGTCCGTGTGCGTTTGAGAAGCCTCTAAATAAGTCATAAAATTTCTTTGTTAGTGACTCCATACCAAAATCATTTCTCGTAATCTAATACTAATTCCTCGCCCTCTACAATTGGTCTTTTGGTAATAACATTGTAAATTAAATAGTCATCCCAATCTTGTGTGCAGGCTAAAAAACAATTTGGTTTATCTGAATGATTTATAAAGCCACCAAGTGGTGTTCTGATGTATGTAATAATCATAGGAACTTTTATATGTGTAGCTCCTAAATCTGTTTGTGCTTTTATGTTTGTAGCAGCAAATATTCCGTGACCTTCAATCTTGCTTTCTCTTATGCAAACTTCTTCTGGTAAAGGCTTATAGTAAAATCTATTGTATTTTATTTTCATAGCAGTATATAATATATATTTTATTCATAAATCTATTCTCCGAAATAAGAGGAGTGGGGTGACCCACTCCTCTTTTTGGTTAGAACGGTACTTCGTCCTTATTGGCATCAGTAGGTGGTAAAGCCGTTAACTCACCACTCTTAATACTAGTATGAAATGATTTTGCATCATTATAACTTTCGATGCTTTCAACCATTTTCTCGTGTTCAACAGACCAAGAATACCAAGATCCTTTATCGTTACCTTCTTCAACAGTTTTTAATCTGTATATTTGTGAAAAAGATGGTAATGTTTTTCCATTGTGTTTTTGCATCATCATTATGCTCATCCACTGCCTTGATTTTTTTAATTGTGTTTTCTTCATATCCACAATCGCATTCTCAAGAGTACCGTCATCGTGTACAATCTTTACATAGTGTTGAGCAGTTCTTACCAACTCATTACCATTCTCTAATAGTTCTGCTCCTGCATCGTTTCTTTGTGCTTTTTTCACTTCTTCAGATGAAGCTTTTAACTCTCCAACAAAACCACCACCTTGTTCTCTAGGAACAAACTCTAATAACTTTTGTTGAAAGTAAGTAGGTATAACGAGTATACCATCTTCTGCACTCCAAAACTGTTTAGTTACTGTGTTAAAAATATCTCCTTGTCCTGCACCTTTAATAAAAGCAGAGTCTGATTTTTTTATCTGTGGACTCATTGCTTGTATCACTCTTATAAAAGGTATTTGTACATCAGAAGATGTTACCTCTTCAAAACCACCACCAGAGTCTTTTGACATTTCCTCTAGGATGCTTACTGCTTTTTTATTATTAGTCTTACTCATCTTTACCTCCTTTGATTTTAGCGATTTGACCAACATGAGCATTGAATAATTCCATATCAATAGTTTGATTATTCTCTACTCTTTCACGAACCAATTTTTTTAGTGTAGATGGTTCTACCCACACTCTTGCCGTTGTATCCATTCCTTTTTCTTCTAACTCTGATTGAATAGAACGTGCTCTGTTGTCCTCGTTGACACCAAACTTTACTGTCACTTCGTTCTTTATGAAGTCCGAGGCTCCTATATCACGCAAGTGCGATATAGCTTGTTCCCTTTGAATAGGATCTTTTGGCATCGTGGCACTTACAAAAGTAGCAAGTGAAACGGCATTACCATTTACCTCTACTTTATCCATACCCATCTCTGCCATTTTCGCAGGGATTAAATCAAACAAATAACTATTCTTTTTTTGTTTAAGAATTTTAACTTCTTCTTCTAAAACATCTATTTGTTTGTTAACAGTACTGGCTTGCTTTATCAGATCGCTAAGATCTTTTCCACCTTCGGTAGATAAGTCTTTGAATTTGTCTGCATCTGCTTCGGCTTGTTTCCATATTTCTTCGTTCATTTTTCACATACCTCCTTGTCAGGTTTATTATTGATAATCTCCAATGCCACCACGAAAGGAAAGTTTGACTGGGTAGTACATCTTTTCTATCCTATCCCATTTCAAAACAGTAACCTTACCGTTATTAACATCACTGGCAACAGTAACTGCCACACCAATCAAAGCAGGATCGCCAAGCAACAATAAATAATCGTTGTCTGAAAACTTAGTAAGCTTTCTTTTAAATTGGCTAATAATTCTACTTGGATTTAAATGTAGTTGTTCTGTTGGATTAGCTAGTGGTATCAGCTCTCCATACTTAGTAGCAGATATAATATCCACCTTTGGATTTTCCTGCACCACATAAACTGTATTCATACTTATCCTTTCTTACTTTATGTCGTGGTCTGGTTGCCCAGACCACATTGGAGTCACTCGTTAAAAAAATTAAAACAAATGTAGAATAAATGTAATTGATAAAAATAATTATGTCAATACTTGACTTGGGAAAAAATATTCAGATAATGGATTTATGTATAAATTTAAGACCGAACCATTTCAACATCAAAAGGATGTGCTCAAGACATCGTGGTCAAAAACTGTATGGGCATACTTTATGGAAATGGGTACAGGTAAGTCCAAAGTATGTATAGATAATGTAGGTATCTTGTTTGAGAAAAATGAAATAGATACCTTTATTGTTATTGCACCCAAGGGTGTATACAGAAACTGGTCAAACATAGAGATACCAGTGCATTTACCAGATCACATAGAAAAAGTTATTTGTGTGTGGAGACCATCACCAAATAAAAAAGAAAAAGAATTATTGCTATCGCTGTTGAAAGAAAAAGTTCCGGGCGTACTACGAATTTTTGTAATGAATGTAGAAGCTTTGTCCACTGCCAAAGGTACATCATACTTAGCAGCGTTGTTAAAAAAATCGAATACATTTTTAGCGATTGACGAATCAACTGCTATTAAAAATCCAAAAGCCAAACGTACAAAAACAATTATAAAAATGGGTAAAGGATTAAAATATAAACGAATCTTAACAGGTTCTCCTGTCACACAATCGCCATTAGATTTATGGGCGCAGTGTAATTTTTTAAGTCCTACTCTGTTAGGAGAAACAGGGGATAACTTTTTTCAGTATCAATATCGTTTTGCTATTATGAAAAAAACAACGGTGGGTGCGAACTCTTTTAATATGATAGTAGGCTATCGTAACCTAGATAAATTAGCAGAGTTACTAAAAAACTTTTCTTCACGCATTATGAAAGAGGAGTGCCTGGATCTACCTGATAAAATTTATCTAACACGAAATGTCCAATTAACTGAGGACCAGGAAAGAATATATTCGGAAATAAAAGAGTTTGCCTTGGCTAATATTACTGATGAAGACTTTATGACAGCACCGAATATTATGACACAGTTAGTGCGACTACAACAAGTATTATCTGGTCACACAAAAACGGATGATGGAAAGATTATAGAAATTAAGGATAACCGTCTGCCAGAGCTTATCAACTGCATAGAAGATATGTCAGGTAAGATAATTATATGGTCACGATTTCGCTACGATATTAAGCGAATTTACGAATCACTTACCAAGATACACGGCTCCAGGTCCACGGTTACTTATTATGGTGATACTTCTGATGAGGACAGAAGAGAAGCCATTGAGCAGTTTCAGAATGGAGATGCTCGTTTTTTTATTGGCAATCCTCAAACGGGTGGGCACGGCATAACACTAACTGCGGCTAACAACGTTATTTATTTTGCTAATAGTTTTGACTTAGCACTTCGTATGCAATCAGAAGATCGTTGTCATCGAATAGGTCAAAAGAAGAAAGTTACCTATGTAGATCTTATTGCAGAAAAAACAATAGACGAAAAGATTGTAAAAGCATTGGTAAACAAAAAGAAGATTGCCAGTTTAGTTATGGGCGATGAATTAAAAAAATGGTTAACATAAAGGAGAAATTATGCCAGATATAACAAAAATGAAAAGTGTAGCAGTTCCAATAGAAACCTACAAAAAATTAGAAAAGTTAAAGAAAAAAAACTCAAGGTCGATAGCTAGACAAATATCTTATCTTGTCGATATAGCTTACAGTTTACCTTCAGAAAAACAGATGATAAAAAAGGCAATGAATGGCCAGGAGGATGGATAAATGAGTAGGTTGTATAATACTTGTTTAGAAGAAGCAGACCAAAAAATAGAGGATATTTGTTTATTATTTAAAGCTAAAAAAATTTCTAGGGAACAAGCTAAAAAACAAATTTTAGAAGATAAAAATATAAGGTTTTGCATATTAAGTAATATGGATTGTTTTGATTATGATGATGCGGCAAACGAAATATTGGATAATATGAAAAGCACTATTATGTTAGTGCATAATAAAAAAGGAGAAAGTAAATGAGTGAACAAACAACACAAGAATTTTATTTAAAGTTATCTAAACTATTTGATAAAGATGAAAGTAAAGAGCACGAAAAAATTATTGCATTAATCCGTGTAGCTCTAGAAAAAGGAGCACAAGGTAAGATGGGTGTTTTTACTGTGTGCGATGTTTTAGCAGAAGTTAGAAAAACTACTTTAAATATGGTAGCAGGCAAAGATGCTAGTTTTGAAAATTTATTAGAAGACTATTCTCCTGAGAAACTCAATAAAACTTTACATTAAATACCATAAATGATATTTAAGGCTTATGGTAAGTATGCACTGTAAGTCTGTTTTAAAATCACATTGGGCAGACATTTTGTGTGAGCTAAGAAAAAAAACCAAAATGTCTAGAGAAGAATTATCTTGTGAGTCTGGTGTTGGTGTTAGTACAATAGAAAATTACGAGCGAATGAAAATATCAGAACCATCTATTTATAAAATGGAATTACTTCTCCGGGCAATGGGTTACGAACTTGATGCTATTCTTATTGAAAGAATTAAAGAATAACTAAAATGGAATTAAAATTAGTTACTCAACCTAATGAAGTAATTGTTACTGATGATCCCGTTAGAAAAAATTTAACCTTTAATTTTAGGACAACAGAGGGTAGAAAAATTTATACCATAATCGGAAAAGCTGTTGTTTGCACTGCCAACACATATAAAATTCCTATTAACATAAATCAATTAAAAAGATTTTCTTTAGAAGAAACAGAAGAATTTACAATTTTTTATACGGTGTGGTCATATAAAAAAGGTTACGGTCGTTTAATTTTAAATTATTTACTGCCTATGTTAAAGACTAAAAGATTTGTAACGTTATCACCTAAAACGGAAATGGCTTATAAATTTCATACAAGAAACGGAGCAAAACTTATTGCAGAAAATAAAAAGAGTTATAACTTTGAATACTTTAAATAACTAAACGAAAATATCTTTTTCATTATTTGTTTTTCTTTTTTTAGTTTTTTTAATTTTTTCTTCTTTTGGTAAAGCTCGATATACAATGTCGGGTGGCGCCATAAAATAATAATACTCATTATGTTTAAAAACCATAATTGTTTTCTGGTGCTGCAACCCCCATTTATATGGTTTGGCATTATCTTGAATAAGAAGTTTAAAAAATGTATACGATTTGGAGTTTTCTTTTTCTGTAAAGTACCAAATTTTTTTTGCTTTTAGGACAATGGCATATGGGTTGGAAGTGTGATCTGCTTTCCAACGAACACCCTGATCAAAACTTACTACTTTTTTTACATCCATTTTTTTCGGCTTCTATTATAGCATAACCTATTTTTTGTGCAATTTGGGGGATGATGGAGTTTCCCAAGGCACGGAGTTTAAATACTCTATTGGGTACCCCATAAGCCACTCGACCCACGTTGGGTTCAACGTCCCACCA